TGAAAAACGTGAAAATATTTGTTAGCAAAAAAAGAGAGGAAAGTCATGGTGGAGTTAAGCGGAAAATATTTTTAGCTTTAAAGCTCGTTTTTATCGACTTTTAACAAAATTAAAATCAATAATTTTTACACTTATTTATACACTCGAGCTTTTTAAGCTTTTAGTGTTTGATTTGTTGGTTATGAAAAGTTTAGTTTTCAATACAAAACTATCATAAGTGCCTAAAATATGGGATTGTAAAGTAGTAAAGTTAAATGATTTAAGTTTCGGACGCTTAAAGTGGTCGTTTTGGCTTAAGATTTAGTAGTTTTTATCTCTTTTTTGCTCGAAAACTTAATTAAGGTTATTTTGTGAAACATTACCACCTTATTGCGTTTCACGCTTGCCACTCGTTAGCCTTGTAAATGCCTAGCACGTAAATAACCTCATCATCTATCAAGTAAGGTATCACATAACTTTTAAAAACTAAGTCTCTTATGCTCTCATCGTTAAAATTAATAGATTTGCGACAAATAAGAGGCGTCTGTGCTGTGCGTTCTATCTTTGCGATAAGCTCGTTTCTAAACTCCCTCGCCCTGCTTAGGCTGTCTTTGGCTATGAAGTCAAATATTATCTTTAGCTCGCGCTCAAATTTAGGCTTGTATTTTATTACCATTGCATAACTCGCGCTTTTAGCTCGTCGTGGCTTATCGTTTCAAACTCTCCACGCCTGATAGCTTCAACATCTGATAATATCTCGGCTTTGATAGCCTCTAGGTTTTTGCGTGCCCTAGCTTCGTCTATTAGCCCTTTGCCTCGCTCAGCTTCATCGGCTCGTGCGTTTAGCTCGTCTGTGTAGCCATCATCGATAATTAGCTTTTGATTAGTCGTATTAGCTAGAGCCTTACTTATCGCTACTATTTGGCTTATTAGTGCTTCGTCTGCTCGTATTGTTAATGTCTGCATTTGTAACCCTTTCTTTTGATTATTTTAGCTTGTATTGTTAAAATTTAGTCTGAAATGTGTCCCCAAATACCACTAGGCTTATTTTTAAACTCACTAATTGCCATTGTGAGCGTATCGACCTGGTCGTCGTGTAAGTGGCTGTTATCGGCGGTAAATTTCTCGCACTCATCCACAAAATCACTAACCCACGTTGCGACACTAGGTAAATTTACGTATCCGCTCTCAATGTAGCCCACAACGTCTAAAACTCTAGTGTATTTATCCTTTTGTGGCGTTACGGCTCTTACTGGGATATTATTTTCACGTTTTATTTTTTGAATTAGCCCCGTTCCGCTTGATTTGTCCTCTATGTAAAACATTAGTCCGTTATATGTTGATCTGTGCTTGGCAAAAAAATCTTTAGTAGTATTTTCAAGCTCTACTGCGTCCCATTTGCCACGTTTTAGGTCTAGTAGATAAATGGCGTTGTCATATCCTAAGCCAGCTAATAATAAAACGCTGTAATCGTTTTGCTCGCCAGTCTTTTGGGCTGTATCCATAAAAACGCCTACACGCTTAATTCTTGGTGCTACATCATAACGACCAAACCACGCCCCTTGTATAATATCTCCGCCCTTAGTGCTTGGGTGCTGTTGATAAAGGGCGTTCCACGCATAAGACCCTAAGGCACTCTTTATTTTTAATAGTCTGTTTAAATCGTATCTTTCTGGGTGTAATGCCTCTCCCTCTTTTCGGTGCTCCTCGTCGTGTTCGGCTATTGCTGGAAAGGATAAAATTTCCCATTTGTCGCCGTCTTTTTGAGCTTCTTTTATTAGCCGTCCTGCTAAGTCGTCCTCGTGCCACCTTGTCATGCCTAATAATATGCCACTCTTAGGGCTTAGTCTTGTGTAAAGGGTTGTAACATACCAGTCCCACACTCTATCCCTAAAAGTTGCACTATTTGCTTCTGCTGCGTCCTTAATAGGGTCGTCAATAATTGAAATATCTGCACCCATACCCGTAATACCTCCGCCTACGCCAGCACTCCTATACGCGCCCGTGTGTCCTACAATCTCAAATATTTCGCTATTTCTAAGGGCGTTTTGCGTTACGGTTACGACACGCTTTGAATTAAGTTTTGTTTCTGGGAAAATTTCGGCGTAAGGCTCGCTCATTATTATACGCTGCACGTCCCTATTCATTCTTGTGCTTAAATCGCTCGAGTATGAGCTAGCGATTATTTGCAAATTTGGATTTTTGCCAAAAGCCCACGCTGGAAAAGCCCTACTAAATAACTCACTTTTACCACTTCTAGGCGGTGCAAATATCATTAGGCGAGGTTGCTTACCCTCCATTACGTTGAGATAAAATCGCTCCAGCTTATCTGCAATTTCTTTGTTAAACCAGCCGACCTGGTAGCTTGGGTTGATCTCGGTTACAAAACGAATTAGGCTACGTCTTGCCAGCTCGTTTTTAATTTGCTTTTGAGAGTATCGCGTCAAGTGTTTCGAGTTCGTCATTGCTTAACCCTGATAAGTCTAGCTCCGGCTTTTGGTTTTGCTGCGTATTGTTGTTGTTTATGATCGTTTGTGGCTCTTTGCCTAGTATGGTCTCTTTATTTCTAGCCGTGATCCTGCTATGAGCTTCAACGTCGCTTATTGTTTTGGCATTTTTTAGCATTTCATTAGCTCTTTTTTGATTTGTTAATGCTGCATTTTGAAAAAAGATGAGGTGTTTTGTAGCCTCACTTATTACCTCATTTACGCTGTTAATTTGTTGTAAATTTTCGTCTGCTAACTCCGTTTTAAAGGCTACTTCTGCGTTAATTTTTTCTTTAAATTTTGGTGTTAATCCTTTGACTATCTTATGGACTGCCACGTGGCTAACTCCTGCCCTATCTGCTATTTGCCTAATCGAAAAAAATCCAGTATGAAAATCGGCTAATATTTTTTCTCTAATCTTGTCTGTTATTTTTGCCATTGTTGCTCCTTTGTATATCGTTTTTTTGCATTTGCGAAAGCTTTTCGTTGTTTCTTGGTATCGCGTTTTTTACGTATCGTTTTACGCTCGCCTTTGCTCTGTCTGGCTTCATTCTGTTTTGCATAATCCACTTGTAAGCCTCTAGAGGCAAAGCGTAAATTTTGGCTAACTCATCATTGTATTTACTCACTTTCATAACTCGTAAATTGTTAATAATAGTTTCGTCCGTGTAAGGGCTATTAAACACTTTTAGGATTAAAAAGGCTATTTCGGTTAGGTAATAATCATCTGCTCGCTTCTCCCAGTCTGGGTAAAACTTATCGAGAATTTTAAAAAAGGTTTCTAGCGTGTTAAGCTCTTTTGGTAGCATTGATTTAGCCTTTTTGATTTTTTTAGTATTTTATGAAAAAGGCTGTTTGTCCTCTCGTGGAGTGATGAGGTTAGGGGCTAGCCTCGCCCCCTTTAGATTATGATTAGCTTGCTCGCATATCGTTTTGCAAGCTCGCACCTTTTAAGGGCTTATGCCATTTAAAAATCCCTTTGGCTTCTAAGGGATTATTTTTGTTAAAGTCCTCTTTGCTTTTATCGCTAGGGCTTAGGCGGTCAAGCTCTCTTTTCAAGTGCTTCACTTGTGCTTCTGCGTGCCTTAGCTCGTTAATGTAATAATCTACGAATAGCCACGCTTTAGCCCCTGCTTGATAAATGGCTTTTCTTTTGCTGAGGTTCTCGCTTTGCTCTAGTGTGCTTATTAGCTCATCAAAGCTTTGAGCCTTTTCAAGCTCGTATAATTTTACGTATCTCTTAGCTGTCATTTTTTTTGCTCCTTAGTCGCTTTTGTGTCTTTTAGTGCATAATCGTCAAGCGTTGAGGCAATATCTAGCAAAATACCACTTAGCAAATAAGTAGCGTTTAGTCTCTCTTTATCGTCAATACTCTCGTGTTTATTTGCTAGTGCTAGCATTAGCGTTGATACTTGTCCTAATACGCAAGTTATTTCAACGCCTAACTCAAAATTCTCATTGATTTTGTTAAAAACTAACTTCATTTTTGCTCCTTTAGTGATAGTTTGCTTTTTAGCTCATCGTTTTCATCGCACAAGGCTACGTAATTACTAGCCAGCTTCTCAAACTTTGCTTTTGCTTGCTCTATCTCGGTTTTTAATTGCTCGTTTTGCTCCTCTGATTTGGCAAATAAAGCGTTTGTTCTGCCTAGGCTTTGAAATGCTCTATCTCGTTCGCCTTTTAGCGCATGGCTCTCATAAAAAAGCGAATATGCCACATCATAAAGCGTTTGTTCGCTTGCCTCTGTGTTGCCGTTGTTCTGCTCGATAATAAACTCGCAAAACCTTTTAAACATTGGTCTTTCTGAATTGGTTGGGATTAACATTTGTTCTCCTTTAAAAGTATGTAAATAAGTATTTTTTTAGTTAATTATATACTTAATT